AAGTGGGCTAATACGTTTAGTTGTCCCTTGCGAAAGAACATATCGTCAGCATCTTTAGTTGCTTCTATACTGTTGATCTGCAGAGCATTGTTACCAAAGTCCTGCATAAGCTGTTTCCAACCATCAGTAAGAAAAAGACTAAAGTAGTTGTCGTAGTACTGCTGTGTTTCTTGATCCATTTTGAGGCCCCTTGGGTTGTCTCTATTGTTTATAAAGTATGTACTAAGTACATATATATATATTATACCATATTTTTAGGTGTTTGTCAAGATTTATTTTATGTGACTTTTACCATTATTTCTTTGCTGTCTTCTTAGCTTTCTTAAAGGCTTTAGCTGTAGGAGCGCCTTTTGTTCCCGGCTTACGCATCTTTTCTCCTGATCCAGCTTTGATACGCTTGCGTTTAGCATGGATATTTGCGTATAGTCCTTGTTTAGCCACGTTTTTTAGCCTTCTTTTTCTTCATAGCTTCTTTAGCTTTAGCTGCTGCAGCCTTACCTTTAGCGGTATATGCGTAATGTTTTCCACCTACTTTTGGCATTTGTCTATCTCCTTTTTCATTATGTACTGACGGTTACACGCATGGCATACACCACACGTTAAAAATCCTTCTGGAGTTTCTTTTGGTTTACGACAAGACCAATACATATTTCGTAATGGTTCTGCCATACTGTAATAAATACCTAAGCTACGCTGTAAAGATACTTGAGGCATAAAGTCAAAAGGTGTTGCCCACACAGGATTAAAGTTTCTACCTGTTCCTGTAGCATTTAAAATACTGTAGGCTTCAGTAGTTTCTTCTTTTCCTGTGTTATAGTCTCCAGTATAAACAGCAACAAAAGGTTTAGATATTCCATTCATTACTCTACCCGCTTGAAACATAGCTAATGCCATGTCTCTACCACCGGGGTATTGTTCTGTCCATCCATAAAAAGAAGAAGAAAACTCAAAAGGTCTTTGGTTATCTTTTAACCAGTTAATACTTTCGTAAATAGCTTTTGCTTCTGCTTTACATCTTTTTTCTGAATTATCTAAATGTATAGCGTGTATATGTACGTTTTGTTTTGTATGTTCTAATAAGCTCCAAGCTAGTGATATGCTATCCATTCCTCCTGAAAACATTAGCAATACATTTTCGTTATTATTGTTTTGAAATTTATGATATTTAAAACAAGTACCGAGTGCTTCCTTTGCCATTAAAGCATATGACTCTTCTAACGAACTCATTAAAACTCCTTACCATTTAACTTTATCAGCCCAGTAAGCTGCAGACATTTTACCTTTAGCTATGTTTTTAGCGTGACGGGCTTTAAAAGATGCTCGTTTCTTTTTCATTTTGTCGCCTTCACCAGCTTTAGGTTTACCAGCAGTCTTAGCACCTTGCTCACCAAAACGAATAGTTTTAACTTTGTCACCTTCTTTAGCTACAACCACATGAGATTTTTTAGGATGACTAGGAGTCCTCTTCGGTTTGTTGTACCCGCTTACTCCTGCTCTTGCTAGTCTTGGATCCTTTTTCTTGCTCATTGAAATGGCCCTCTAACTCCTTGACCCGGCTCTCCAGCAAGTCCAATCTGTCGAACTGGTCTTGAAAGGCTTTGTTGATTTGGCTGAGAAACTGGTTCATTTCTGTTTGTGTCATTAGCATTAGGACGTTTTCCTTCTATCTGTTTTTCTTTAAGTAGGGCGTCTGCTACCTTCAGGCGGCGTTCAAACTCTTTGTCTTCTTGATCTCCTTCCTTGAGATTTCTAGTGATTGCTTCAATCTTTTCAATCTGTAGTTCTTCAGGAGCAAGCTGTGTTTCCATTGCGTACTTAGCTGCTCTGGCTTGAGACTCAGCGGCTTGTGCTTGTAGTGCTGCAGTCTGACTCTGCTGGAATTCAATTTGTGCTTGTTGAGCAGCCATAGCCATTTGCTGAGCTTGAGGATTAGGCTGAGATGCCTGTTGCATAGATGCAATCAACTCGTCACGGTTACTCAGGTTCATGTTGTCGATGATACTTTGTATCAACACAGGGTAAATTGGAGAGTCTTGCTTCATGGTCTGCAACAGTTGTACAAGTTGCGTTACCTCGTATTCCCTAGCAATGATGCCCAGAGTTGACGTAGCGTTAAACTTGTAGTCAGCCACAGGGTAATTCTCAGGGTCAAACTGCATGTACCTGTGTGCAGCCTTAGTTACAAATGGCAACAAGAACGACTGCTGGAAGTTAATGAGGGTACGCTTGTGACGCTTGATGATAGCGCCCAGAGACATACTTATACCTGCTGCTGTTGCTTCTCCGTTAACTTGACCAGCAATACCTGCAGAGTCAACGGCTCCTGTACTTTGCTGTACCATCTGTTGAAGCGCCTGAGCTTGTGCAAAAGTGATCTGACCCACTTGCCCAAAGTTGAACGGTTGAAGTACTTCACGAGGATCTCCGTTAGTTAGAATCATCTTGCCCGGACGTACTTCTGGTTTAGCCCCACGAGGCAACCTAGTTGCGTCAATAGCGAGCATTGGATGAATAGTTAGTGACAAGGCGTCGATACGTGCGCGTAGCTCAGTGTCAAGAGCCTTCTGAGAGTTGTAGCCCTTCTCACACACACCACGACCCCAGAACCTTCCGGGTACTACGTCCCAAGGGAACGCAACTACAGGACGGTCTTGCATCATGTACGGGTTAGCTTCGGCCTTCAAGAGTGTACCACCGTTAGCAATAACCACGATAGCTTCAACGTACATAGACTCAGTTTCTACTTCTACGTCTTCAGCCTCAAGCAACTCACGAGGCACGAGTCCGTAGTACTTGGTTAACCTTACCTTGTCATCGTTGTAGATCGTGAGGTCTTGATCTGGCTCTAGGTCTGTGTCAGGCGCTGCAGATTCAACGTATACGTCTCTGTACACGCCCTGTTCCTGCATCAGTTCTACTTGATGCTTAGACACAAACTCATCAATAGCTACGCCCATAGCGTCTTCTACAGTCGTTGCTACGGGGTCTATGAGGAAGTTCTGAGGCAGCACGGGCTTGAGTTTAACAACGATTCTGTCGGTGATGTTGACACCTACAGCTTGCAACTGTCCGTCCATGATAGGCTGAGTAGCAGGAGCCATCTCCTTGATCTCCTCAAGAACTACCTCACCTATGCCTGTACCAAAGACTGCTGAGTTAATCAGACACTCTGCTACAGCCTTACGTACCTTTGTGTTGTCAAAGTCTTCTGTGAGCTTCTTTCTGAGGTACTGGATGTCTTGTCTGTCTTTGTCGTTAGTATCGTCAGCAATGTCAAACCACTTACCTCTACCAAACGTGGCTTCTTCTAGCTCCGCTACGTTAGACTCTACGGCCTGTTGTAACGCAGGAGAAATAATTCTGGAACGCTCTGATCCTCTCTGGGAATCTGCGGGATCCCACTGTCCTCGCCAGAGCCTGTAGTACTCTTCAAACTTTGCTTCGTAGTTAGACTCGTAGTAATCACGCCAGTTTTCACACTTGGTCATTACCCACTCTTCCAGAGACTCCTCAATCATCAGGGGATCTGGGCTTAAGATTTCTTCTGCCATAGTATTGTCCTTAGAGTATTGCTACGCTGTAACCCAGTGTAAAAAACACTACGACAGAAATAGCGTAGATGCCATAGGTATTAAACTTTCTGAAAACTTCTTTTTCCACTTTAGTATCCTGCTACTACGTCTAGTATTTCGTGGTCATCAATTTCAAAATCGTAGTGGTACGCTACTTGTGCTAACTGATCTACGTAAGCTAAGGCGTCAACCAAGTCATCGTGTGTCAGAGGGTCTGGAAACTGAAACAGTTGATCTAAAAATCTTGAGTTCCACTCGCCCTTGTTTAGTGTTACGTAACCATTTTCAAAGCGTCCTTGTAACGCCCACATAACCCTGTCTGTTTTCTTTTTGTTACCGTGGGTTAGTTCCTCGACTCTAAAGAAAGTCCCGTAGCGCTTCTGTAAGTCCAACAGAGGACTCATTACTGCTTGCTTTGCGATTCCTCGCTCAATACCAACGCTAATGGGTCTGTAGTCTCTGACCGCCTGAAATATCTTGGTGGCAGTCTCGTCAAGGCTCCACCGCCCATATATAACGTTATCAACGTACCAACCATCAGGACTAACTTTAACAACAGCGATTGCGGTTTCATCAAGTTTAGAGTTCTTTGTTCGTTTCTTGTTGACTTCTTCAAAACCAGCGAGGTCAACAGCTATGTAGTAGTCTCCGTCCTCTGGTTCTTCTCCGAATTGTATCCAGTCTTCTCTGAACATCTCTGAGCCTCTGGCTTCAAATGAGGCCATGAACTCTTGTCTAAAGGCGTAACTCGACATTGATTTCTTCGCCATGTCGATTTCAGAGG